ATCTATTGCTAACGATAATGAACAATGGCATAAAAATGTATACGGTGGTAGAGAAATTTATAAACAAAAGCACGGACATTACCCTAATGAACCTCCGCATGTTACAAAGGAGCAAGTTATACAAATAATTAAACAACTTAAAAAATGAAAATCGCTATTTTAGTACCAACACGAGAAAGGATGAATAATAGACTTACGCTATTATTCTCGATATTAACAACAGTTAATGATATTAATAACATTACCGTATATTATGGTGTTGATAAAGATGATCCAACTCTTGAAACAATAAAAAAAGTATCAACCGCAATCCCCTGCTTAAAAGTTATAGAGATTGAAAATGAAGGAAAATTTCTCGGTCTAGGTAAACTATGGAATATACTAACAGACGAATCTACAGAAGATATTATATCTATGATTGGCGACGATATGGTCTTTAAAACCAAAGACTGGGACCTCGAAATCCTAAAAGAGTTTAAAGATGCACCTCTTGATAATATTAAAGCTGTTCACTGTAATGATGACTGTCATGGTGCTAAGCTAGCTGTCAACCTCTTTTGCCATAGAAAATATGCAGAAGTGTTAGGCGGGTTTATGAGAGAAGAATTTAAAATTAATTGGGTTGATCAATGGTTACATCAGTTATTTAGTGCTTTTGATAGACTGGTATATCGAGGTGATATTATGATTGAACATAGACACTGGGTTCTTGGTAAAAGTGCTCATGATAAAACAGCAGAACGTATGGCTATTGCTGATGTTAATAAAATAAGTGATAAGCTCTGGTATTCTTTAAAGGATAAAAGAGTAGAGGATGTAAAAAAACTAGCTGCATACCTTAATGCTACTCCGGATTGGACAAAAGTAGATACAGACGATATAACATTATGATAGTACAAATGACAATGACCAGAAATGAATGCTTTTTAATAAAAGAAATGCTGCCTATTTGGTCAAAATATGTTGATGGTTTTGTTTTTTTGAGTGATAATTCTACCGATGATACAGTTGAATATCTTAAAGCAAATAAAGAAAAGTATAATATACTTGAGATTATTGAAGCAAAAACAGCTGATGATATGGGTGAATGGGAAACAAGTATGAGGCAGCAGCTATTTGATGCAGCATATAGTTACTCCAATAAAGTTATATGTTTAGATACTGATGAGTATCTTGACGGTAAAGCTACAAAAGCGGAGCTTGAAGATATATTAGATAAGAATTTAGATACAGTCTTTATGTGTCAGTGGATTCAATATACAGGTAAAAATAAACGCCGTGTTGATTCTTTTTGGAGAGATTCGTTTCATGATAGAGTAGGTAATTTTATACCAAATTCTAAATTTGGTAAGACTTTTAGTCATTCCTCTCATATGCCTTCTGTTTCAAAAGGTACTCGTATCGATCCTTCGGATCTTTTTATTGCACACTTGCAGTGGTTAGATAAACGATGGGTAGGTATAAAGCAGTATTATTGGAAGGTTTGGGATTACGTTAATAATCTTGAACATGGTGTTGGTATTATTAACGTAGGTGATTATGATATTTCTGTTAATAACTTTGCATGGCTGTATGAAGATTTTGACGTAACTCTTAAAGTAAGGGAAGATATATACTCAACTGAAAACGTTAAAGATAATTATAAACTTTTATACATTGTAGAGCAAACTAAAAAACATAACATACCTAATCTCGGTGATTGGAGGATGGGTATACATGATTTTGCAATAAAATGAGTTGATACCAATATAAAACATATTATAATTAATTTGTAATGTCGAAAAAAGAACAAATCTTAGCCCTCGTTAAAGAATATATCCACGAACAACAGGCAGCAAAGCAATGGACAGCAGGTAAAGACTGGGTTCAATATGCTGGTCCACTTTTTGATGATAATGAATATACTTCATCTATTGAAACGCTACTTGAAGGTTGGTTGGTTCTAGGTAAAAAAGGTATTAGCTTTGAAAATAAGTTTCCAAAGCTTGTAGGTAAAAATTACGGTATCTTAACTAATAGCGGTAGCAGTTCTAACTTACTGATGATGTCTGCTCTCACATCTAAGCGATTATATAATCTTCAAAAAGGTACTAAAGTAATTACTCCAATCGCAGGTTTTCCTACTACTATTAATCCTATTTTTCAACTGGGGTTTGAACCGTTGTTTGTAGATATTGATCTCGATACTCTTAACTTAAACCTTAAACAAGTTGAAGAGCAAGCCAAAAAAGGAGCAAAAGCAATTACATTTGCACACGTGTTAGGTAATCCTCCCAACATGGATGAATTGATGAGAATTGTAGAACAATACGAGCTTATTCTTCTCGAGGATTGTTGCGACGCTCTCGGCTCAACATACGACGGTAAACCTCTCGGTTCATTCGGTGAGTTTGCTAGCTGTTCTTTTTACCCTGCTCATCATATTACAATGGGTGAAGGTGGTTTTGTTGCTTGTAAAACTCATCAGCAAGAAATTGTAACACGTAGTTTTAGAGAATGGGGTCGAGGTTGTTACTGTATTGGAATGAAGGCAGGGTTGCTTAAAAATGGTACATGTGGTAGTAGATTTGATAATTGGTTGCCATCCTTACCTGATGAAATTTTTGATCATAAGTATGTATATGACGAGATTGGCTATAACTTAAAACCTATTGAAGTTCAAGCAGCAATGGGTCTTGAGCAAATTAAAAAACTACCTTATATCAATGAAAGACGTAAGCATAATCATAAGCGTTTATGTGAAATATTTTCTAAATATGAAGAGTATTTTATTATACCTAAAGCTACTGAAAAGAGTGACCCGAGTTGGTTTGCTTTTGCAGTAACAATTAGAGATAATGCTAACTTTAAACGCCGTGATATTATTAATCACTTTGAAAGTAATAAAATTCAAACACGACCATACTTCGCAGGTAATATTATGTTACAGCCAGCGTACGAAGGCTTAATGGATGTAAATGAGGTTATTAAGAACTACCCTAATGCTAGAAAAGTAACAACAGATACCTTCTTCCTCGGAACCAGTCCAGTTATTACAGATGATCAATTAGATTATATTGAGGAAATTTTAACCAGCTTTTTTACTACAAAATGAAAACTCTAATACTAACTGGCAGTGATCAAAGTATGATAGATGTACTAGATTTAACACTACCTTCAAAGCAAGAATATTGTAAAAAGCATAATTATGATCTACTGGCCCTTAGATCTTTTGCTGCAGATACGGAATGTAATTTTAATTCGTCACATGTAGGATTTTTACGTGCTGTGATGGCCTTTAGGCAGTTAAGATTTTACGACAACGTAATGTGGATAGATGCTGACTCTATTATTACAAATATGGATTATAAAATTGAAGATTTTATACAAAACGAAGCGTGCTTTATTGCATCGTATGATTGGATGCACTTTAATAGTTTTAGTACAGGTAATTTTATAATTCGTAAAACTAATGATACACAAAATTTGTTTAACAGATTTCTTGCTGTGAGTCAGTATAGACTAAATGATATTATGGCTGAGCAAGGTACATTAAATCAGATCTATAATGAACTAGATAGCAATAAGACAATGTTTAATATATTACCACATAAATTTTTAAATAGTGTACCAGAATTTCTTGTTGATACAGGTACATGGCGTAACGATAATAACCGATCAGGTATAATTAAACCGTGGACGCCTGATTGCTTTTTAGCGCATTTAACAGGTCTCTCTACAGCAGAACGTGTTAATATACTATCTAATAATAAATTAAATCTTTAATAATGAACTATAAATTTGTACAGTATGTTAGCTCGGGATTTTTCTCCGATTTTAATGTTATAATTGGTTGTCTGGATTTTATTATAAAACATAATATTACCAATTTTAATTTTGTGTGGAATAACGTATACTATCAGAACAACAATGAAAATTTATTCCATAAATTTTTCTTTAAAACACCTGAATATAATAGTTACGATCACGAATTAACAGCAATATCAATTGGCGCTACATACTATCAACCGTTTAATGAGAGAGAGAAATTTATTAACTCCAATAATATTCTAGCACATTTTAATTACTTTAGTAACCCTATATACATACAGTTAAAAAATTTATGCGCTAAAGCAGATAACTGCCTCGGTGTGCATGTAAGAGGTACAGATCACTGGCAGCACGGTCCATTAATTAATTTAGATGAATATTTTAAACATATTGACGATAAAATAGAATTAGGTATATATACTAAAATATTCCTTGCTACTGATGAAGCAAGATACGTTGAAAGTTTTCAACAAAGGTATGGAGATAAGGTTATTATTAACGATAATATAACACGTAGTAATACGTCGATTGCTATTCACAGTAGTGGGGTTGATAACAAAGAAAAGCTAATTACTGATGTTATGTTGGATGCTATCTCACTTGCGCAGTGTGAGGAAATTATCATTACATCAAGTAATGTTTCTGCCTATACTCTAGCTATCAATCCGCATATAAAATACACATTTATAGATTCACCACATTGAAAAATTAAAATACGTATATAAATTATTGATATGAAAAAAGTTGTATACGTGACTGGTTGTCTCGGGTTTATCGGATCATATGTCACAAGAGCTTGCCTCATGAGAGGGTGGTATGTTAAGGGTGTAGATAAAATGACATACGCGGCTAATAAATCCTTACTAGAAGAATTTAAACAACACTCTAATTTTTCATTTGTTAATTGCGATCTGAATGAATTAAAATTTCTCTATGAGTGTGATTATATTATAAATACAGCAGCTGAGACGCATGTAGGTAATTCAATCGCTAACAGTGATGAGTTTGTTAGTTCGAACATCACCGGTGTACATAATATTCTCGAGTTAATTAAAAACTATAGACAAGAGACCAATAAGAAACCAGTACTGTTACATTTTAGTACGGATGAAGTTTATGGTGATATCATTGAAGGTGCTCACACGGAGGTAGATTTGCTAAAACCTAGCAACCCCTATTCAGCTACTAAAGCTGCTGCAGATATGTTAGTACTAGCATGGAACAGAACATATAATATACCTTATGTTATCGTAAGACCAACTAATAATTACGGTATAGGGCAGTATGTAGAGAAGTTAATTCCTAAAGCGTGTAAATATATAGAACTTAATAAGAAACTTCCATTACACAACAACGGTACACCTATACGTAACTGGCTACATGCTCGTGATACAGCAGAAGCAATTATCACAATTATAGAGAGTGGTGTAAGGGACGAGATATTTAACATTAACGGCGATTACGAGCAGAGTAACTATCAGACATTTGATAAGATAGTTAAGCTCTATGAAAATAAAAAGACTGAAGATTATATTGATTTCTCATATAATAGAGAAGGTCAAGATCTTAGATACGCTCTCGATGATAGTAAATTACGCTCGCTAGGATGGTCACCTTCAGCAGATTTTGATGTTGAACTTCCCATGATTGTAGATTATTATAAGGAAAAGTATATATGGTAACTGTTGAAGAATTAATTAAGTTTGAACGTGAAATAGGTGATACGTTTGATAGCGGTGCGATTAGGGCTCCTGTCCATTTATACCATGGTAACGAATCTATTATGATTGATATTTTTAAAGATATCAATATAAATGATGATTGGGTATGTTGTACGTGGCGTAATCATTATCAAGGATTATTAAAAGGTATACCAACAGAGGTTCTTAAAGAAAATATTGTCAGCGGTAAATCAATGGTAGTAACACTCCCAGAGTATAAATTTATTTGTAGCTCAATTGTAGGTGGTATTCCATCTATTGCAGCTGGTATTGCTTTATCTATTAAGTTACAAAACAAACCTAACAAGGTATGGTGCTGGGTTGGAGATATGAGTGCTGAAACAGGTGCATTTCATGAAGCATACAAATATAGTGTTAATCATAATCTACCTATAACATTTATTGTAGAGGATAATAAAAAATCTGTATGTACTCCTACAGCTCCTATATGGGGTAGAGAGACACCATACTATCTTAATGAAAAATATAAAGGTGGTATAACAAGACAGCAAAACCTTATTTACTATCAATACGACAATACAATGTACCCGCATGCAGGAGCTGGTAAACGTGTACAATTTTAATATATATGAAATATTTTAATGAACTACAAAAAGCAATGACATTGCTTGCTGAGCATCCTGATACAATCTTTATAGGTCAAGCTGTTGAATATGAAGGTACAGGACTTTATGAATCTCTAGCACATCTACCTTCACATAAAAAAATGGAATTTCCTGTTGCCGAATATTTACAATCAGGTATTGTAAATGGTATGGCTATAGAAGGGATGATACCAGTATCTATTTTTCCAAGATGGAACTTTTTGCTGATGGGTACAGATCAGATTGTAAACCACCTCGATAAATTTGCTTCAATGTCGCGAGGTAAATGTACACCAAAAGTTATAATACGTGTAGCGGTAGGAAGTGAAAGACCTGTCGATCCACAAGATCAACATAAAGGTAATTTTGCAGAAGCCTTTAGACATATGTGCAAAACACTCGATATAATCGAGCTTAATGAACCAGAGGATATTATACCTGCCTATGAAAAGGCACTAGACAGAGTTGATGGTAGGAGTACTATGCTAGTTGAGTTTGGTGATTATAATAAGGAAAAATAAAAATGAATATACTCATTACCGGCAAGACAGGGTACTTATCCAAAGCACTTGTACAATTCCTATCTACCGATCATAATATTACATGTATTGGGAGACAGGACTTATTGTTAACTGATAAAGCCGCTGTCAATAAATGGTTTGAAGGTAAACATTTTGATATTGTATTACATACAGCTATTACAGGAGGAAACAGACTAATACCTGAAACGGATAATATATTATCTGATAATATAAAAATGTTTTTTAATCTTTTATATCAAAAAGATAAGTATAACAAGTTTATAAGCTTTGGTTCAATAGCAGAGTATGATTTATATAGTAGTGTTTATGGCTTGAGTAAGAATATTATAGCACAATATATTAAAGATGAACCTAAGTTCTATAATCTAAGAATTTGCGGGTTATTTGATCACAATGATATAGATACGAGATTTATAAAAAACAATATTAATAATTATAGGTTATATAGAGATCAAGTTATATATAAGGATAAATATATGGATTTTATATATATGGAAGATCTACTTTCTATAGTAAGATTTTATATTGATAACACTAACCCACCAAAACTTACCGATTGTGTTTATAAGGAAAAATACTGGTTAAGTGAAATAGCGGTAATGATTAATAAATTAGACATACATAAAGTGCGCATTCAAATAAACGATACAGTTAAATGTACACCGTATATCGGTACTGAATGTAAACTACCTATTACGTTCTTAGGATTACAGGAAGGTATTAAACGAACATATCTTAACCTTAAAGCTTGAAATAATATTTAAATATTATATAATAATCGTATGATTATTGAACATCCGATTTATAATGGGAATTTAATTCACTCCCGCTTTGCATACCGCTTCTTTAATAAAGAAGTGTCACCTTACGGTAATATTGTTGCATTTAGAGCGCCAATGTTCGTTAGTGATAACCTAATCGATCTTGAAGATTCGCTTACTAAAGATTATATTTTTAGTGACGACGCTATTAACTTCTGTTGGGAGATTCCTAATCTTTGCCCTATTGGTGCTGTAGCTTTTCAACGTCTACTTAATACAGCTATTGCAAACGTATTGTCACATATTATTCAAAGACCTATTCAGATGAAAGGTGATGATCTTATGGTTCATGATAAGTTTCTTGGCTCAGATAAAACTGAACGCGAGGTAGGTAAGGTAAGTGTATCTATTACATATTCAAAGGATAATGTAGCGATTGGTCATACAGGCATTAATGTTAATGCTGGTAAGAAAGCTCCAGGCTTTGCATATAGCTCTAATCTTAGTGATGAACAAATCGAAGTATTTATTGCTAAGGTAGTTAACTACTTCAATAATGAAATTAAGGATCAACAAATTGCGACGACAAAAGTGATTGTATGAACTTCTTTGATTTACTAAGAAAATTAGTTTTTAGTAAAAAGACAAACGCTGAAGATCTCGACTACGAAGGTCTTCAAGCGTTTGTTCCTTATATGCTAAATAGATGGATTTCATTTTACGATAAGCCTCAAGCTGTTTTTGTGAATGAAACATTTAATAGGTTTACAGGTTTATTCGATGATAAAAATGAACAATACAAATTATATCATCACTTACTACCTACGTGTAAATATAAAAAGATTTCCTACGTGAAAAAGAAGAAAGAGAAAGAAGAAAAAGAAGATACAAATATTCCTATCCTTGCTCGGAATCAAATGATATCACAACGTGAGGTGAGTATATACCTTGACTTTATTAAAACTCTACCTAATTAACTATATGGCATCAAGAAGTATCGACACACTAGCGCCGATGAGAAGTCTCATCGATCTTTCATCACACTCAGACGGAGATTTCGGTTTAGAGGATTTAGAGCTAACATTTATCTTTGACGATATTGTCTTAGTAGAATATGTAGATTTAGCTCCTGATAAAGACGGAATCCTAAGAAATGGAATTTATATTCCAACAAATACAATGTCAAAGGCGTGGAGAAAAGCAAGAGTAATTCTCGTAGGACCAGAAGTTAAATATACTAAGGTTGGTGATATCGTTGTGTTTCCAAGTAATTTAGGTATTACTATCGCTAATATGGCAATCAAAGATTATGGTATTGTAAGTAACGGTGTATTTTTAAACGAAAATAGAATCTTCGGAATTTGTAAAGCAAAAGAAAATGATAGTAACGCGACAGACTCTTGAAACATTATTACTTAATAATGTACTTGATTTAAGATTTACAAGACGTATTAAGTCTGCTGATAAATCACCAACAAGAAGAATGATTTGTACAAAATCATTCGATCTACTTAATTCTACGAATGGTAAAATTGTACTGAATTACAATCCTCCAAAGCATCAAAAACAAATAAATGAAGCAGTAAAAAATGTTTGTGTTGTTTGGGATATATTAATGCAGAACTATAGAATAGTTTCAGCGGATCAAGTAGACGTATTAAGAGAAATGCCAGCAAACGATGAATTCTGGAAGACATTTAATAATGAGATATACCCTATGTCAACAGATCAAAAAATACAATTTATGAACTCATGAGTTTAGAGCACTACAATAAAATACTACAAAACTTTTTACAATCAAAAGTTATATTTAAATGTGATAATAAAATTTTAAAAACGGGTAAATTAAAATTGTTTAATGTAAAGCAGTATTTTATTAAGTTCTATATTGAAACTGATAAAGGTGAAAGTAAAATTCTTGAGCTACCATATCCGTTTTCTATTGATTATACCGATGCAGGTAGATGCACTCTTAACTATAAAGTTAGCTCATTGTGTAATAATACGCAACCGGTAATAGGAAAATTAAAAACCTGTAAAATAAATTCGTCGCATAAAATATATGATAATGTTGTTAGTCTTACCTCTTTAAATTAAAGGGAACTTCTATATCATTATCATATATGCTTACTGGTCTACTTAGTAAATTCCCTGGAACATTCACCCCTAATAAATCGCAAGTTAAACTCGTAAAGAGTCTAGAACAAGCATTTGAGGAAGGTTATAAATTTGTTGTATGTAGTGCTCCTACCGGTTCGGGTAAATCGTTTATTTCTAAGACTCTTGGTAACGATTCGACGGAGCCTTCTGTAGAATTTCAAGATCTTGTAACATCTTATCAGATATACAAGCACAACAATCTCGGTGGATATCAAAATGCAGATGAAGCGGCAGAAGAAAAGCCATTCGGAGCATTTGCATTGACAATCACTAAGGCTCTACAGGATCAATATAAAGAATTGTTTAACGAAGTAGATGTATTAAAAGGTAAGTCAAATTATCAATGTAGCTACGATAATAATTTTACTGTAGAAAGTGCACCATGCGTGCATATTAAATCTCTTAAGGAAGATTGTTGGAAGCGTAACTCCTGCCCTTATTATAATGCTCGTAATAAAGCAATCATATCTAAGTTTGCAACCCTCAACTATAATATGTTTTTTGCATTACCAGATCACGTAAAGCGAAAGCAATATCTTATTTGCGATGAAGCTTCCGAGCTTGAAGACCAGCTTGTAAAAGCATTTTCATGTCAAATTAATTTTGATTTTCTTAAGAAATCTATGGTTATTGTGAGACCGTTTCCAAGTAATACTGACTACGGTAAAGTAGGTAAATGGGTAAATACTCTCTGTCAGGATATTGAAGATCAAGTCGAAGATCTACGTGATGCTATTGCTAAAACAACAGGTAAGGTTATTACAGCTACAATTAACGAGAAGAAAAATGAAGTGATTCAACTCCTAACTCTACATAGCAAATTACGTGCTATTGTTGATACATGGCATGATAGTGAGTACCTTTTTGAACGAACCGCAAAAGGTATTAATTTTATGCCTCTTAAGGTTGATCAATTATCTAAATATCTTTTTAATTTTGCTGATAAAGTAATTCTTATGTCGGCAACTATTATCGATCCAGTTAATTTTTGTAAGACGTTAGGTATTGATAAGTTCAAATATATTGAGGCAGAGTCAACGTTTGATCCTAAGAAAGCTCCTATATATGCAAATACAAAGATTAAGCTAAATTACAGTAATATGCAGGCAAATCTTCCTAAGATTGCTGAACAAGTAAGACAAATTTGTGAGCATCACATTAACGATAAAGGACTTATTCATACGCAAACAAATACAATTACAAAATATCTGCAGGATAATGTTAAATGTTCGCGTATTTTGTACCGTGAACCAGGTGTTAGAAATGAAGAGTTATTAGATATACATTACAATTCTACTGAACCAACTATTATGGCATCACCGTCTATGTCACATGGTGTTGATTTAAAAGACGATCTAGCACGCTTTCAAATTATTATTAAGGCACCTTATTTACCTACAAATGATAAGCGTGTAGAGCGAATGATGAAATTAGACTTTAACTGGTATACAAATAAAATGCTTAGTTCACTTATTCAATCATGTGGTCGTGGTGTGCGTTCTAATAAAGATCATTGTATTACATACATTCTTGATGCAGCTATTGTTGAAAATATTGTAAAGTATAAGCATAAGATTCCAAAATACTTTTTAGATAGATTTGCGTAGACTAAATACATATGGATGCGTAATTATACATATAACTTCGAAGTAAAAGATTTACTCACGCAATTTTTATGTGCTTTTAATGATGTAGTTGTAAAACGATACGACAACGATAGAAAAGCACGCGAAGATATAGAAGTTCGTTATGTCTTAGCGCCTAAGCAAAGGGTAATGTATGACATTGTTAATAAAGCGCAAAATCTTACATTACCTGTTGTTGCTGTTACCGTAACGGGTATATCACGCGATACAGCGAGAGTATTTAATAAACTTGATAATGTCTATAACCCTCTTAGTGAGACTAATAATAGTACTATAAAGACACCTGTACCGATTAATATCGAGGTAAGTATGTCAATTATAACGCGTTATATGCAAGATATGGATCAGATTCTTTCGAATTTTATACCGTATAATAACCCGTATATTATCTTATCATGGAAAGAACCGTCTGTTGATCCATCACAAATTGTTGAAATACGCTCTGAAGTACTGTGGAGCGGTAATATTGGACTTACTGAACCAACGGATATATCATATTCAGAAAAATTTAGAGTTGTAGCTGATACAAGCTTTACAATAAAGGGATGGCTTTTTAAAGACAAAAATGATGTATCAAGTCGAATATATTTTATTGATTCTAACTTTATACCGGTTAATAAGAATATGATAATTGATGAAGACAATTATAATAGTTTCTTTGCAGCAACATCTGGGATTGACAATATAGAGACAGTTAGCTTATCTGCAATACCTACATTTTCAAACATATATTATAATCTTTCTGGTCAAGGTAAGTTGCATGAAATAGTTTCTAATTTTAATATTAATAAGAATTTCACTAATAATTTTCTTATATATGGGACTAATTTTAATCATACAACAGCGATATTACTAAGCACAACAAGCAGTATTATAGGTACATTAACAGGTATAAATTCCGAATATACAGGGTCTACCACAGGTTATATTCTCAGTAGTCAATATTATAATATATTATCCGATAATATGTTAACAATTTCATTACCCACACTTACAGGTGCGTGCAATTTTAATTTTATTGTAAATAATGAAGCTGGGTGGTCGAGCTCTTATAACATAAATAACTTTACTTTTACGAACATGTGAATAAATATGTTGTAGATGGATGGTACAACTTCGAATCAAAATAAGAACTACACAGGCAATGACGGTCGCTCGTCAACATTTGGTAGAGGTTTAGCAGCATTTATTCAAAATAAACTACCGTATGCTAATATTATTGATACAGATAATAATCAGTTAAATCCAAAATATAAAATCTTTGCGGATGCGGGATTAAGAAGAACAGAAGCTCTAGCTAAAAATTCGATTTCTATATCGAATGAATATAATAATCTACCTATTGGGTCCATAGGTAAAGATTCATCTTTCGGTCAGGTGATGTATGCAAACATCCAGGAGAATAAGGGTGGTAGATTACGTGATTATAGGATGATAGCCGCATATTCAGATGTAGCAGATGCATTGGATGAGCTTTGTGATGAGACTATTAATACAAATGAGAA